ACGAAACCCATATCCTTTGTTGGATCAGCATAACGCTGGCTAAACTCTTGGAATGAAAATGACCGATGACGGATAATTTGATGTGCTATATCACGGGTTGTCTGAATATCCATAGTGATAGACACCATCTCAAATGGAGACCAGTGCTTATTTTTGATTAGGTATTTGAGAAGTTTAGGTGCTGTTAAGGTATTGTGTTGATTAGACGGGTTTGATACTCTGGCTGTGTAAGCAATAAAGGCCTCGGCACCGATTGCTCGTTCTGTTTGTGTTTCCCATGCCGAAAGTATCGGTTGTGTCAATGCTATAATTTTCGCGGTATTCATTTTGTTTCCTCATTAATAATCTTTATAACTTCGGATAAACTTTCTTCTACTGTCCATTCTGTACCACCCGGACCACCAAAAATAACTGTGGCAACGCTACCACTATCTCTTCGGCGTCTTTCATAGACAGCAATAATCCACTCAGAGTTAATGTAAATTGGCATGTCAACTACATTGTCGTTTGACATATTTTTAAATTTCAACATACTCATAATCTACTCCATATATTCAAGTTCATCGTAGCCTCAAATCCGCTGTGTGTGTTTATATCTATAATGTGTTGGAGAATGGCAGGAGACAATCCTGAAAGAACCATTTCATTAATATCTTTTTCTTTAATTGTGTCAGGCCAAATACAAATCTTATAACCTAAATCAATAGTCTTGCGCATATTGGAAACAATTTGTTTGTTCCTAGGTTCATTATCATACACAAAAATATAATCTTTGTCAAGACCTACAATGTTAGGAGCATTAAACAGTGCTGCATCCATAGTAGCCAGAGAATTGTTAAGGAAAAGACTGTCGATGGGTCCCTCAACAACATATATAGGCATATCAAAGTTAAGTTTATCCCAACCAAAAACTTTTGGGTTCTCTTCGTCACTTTTGATCGTGATATACTTGATCTTGGAATGTCTGTCAATGGATCGCCCCTGTATTCCCAGTAGTTGGCCGTCCCTGTTATAGAACGGGATTATTATGCGAGGTTCCTTATATAGTGTTTTTGCGTGTGCAGGAAATGTGACAGAAACGAAGTTTGCAAAGTCTTCCGCATACCACATATCATCAATAGGAACCTTCCTATCTTCTAAATATTTTCTAGCCGGATGATAAGGATTCAATCCATTAACACGAACGGCATCACTGTATAGTAGGGACTTAGGTTGTTCTTTAAAGACTGGTTTGGAGACAAAATCCTTGACGTCCACAACGGTGTTGGTCGTGTTAGGTTGGACGAACGAGTCCAATACAAAATCACGATATAACATCGGATCTTCATCTTTTAGGAACTTTTGAAATGTGGTGGAGGTGTGACAATTATGACACATAAAGAAGAGGTGTTCCTTCTTCTTATAGATGTAACCACGGGCCTTTAGTTTGTCCTTCTTGGAATCACCACATACGGGGCAAGAAAAGTTCCATAAAAATTCCCCCCTCTGCTTGAAGTTTTTCAACTTGGGCGAAAGGAGGGAAACATATTTTTTATCTATGTATAAGGACATATTCCACCATAATCATAACGAAGTTTTTTATTATACTTGGTAGTTGGCTCTATGTCAACTACTTTCTTGGTGGCAGTTCCCTTTTATGTTGTTGTTCTATATTTTGTAAGGACTGCTTTATATCATTTACCTCATCCCAAAGACTTTTACGGTCATTATCAGTCAATTCTTTTCTTTGACCAAGGTAATCTTCAATATGTTGGACTCTGGACTCAAGATAGGTCACTTTTGTTTTAAGTTCCATATCTCCCACTTTAAGGTCACTAATGGTCCATAATAGTGATACACCAATACCACACACGGCAATTATAGCTGTAATAGCGTGTGGTAAAAAATTGATAAGATTGAATCCACCTCCATCATCGCCAATCTCGTCGTTATGGTTGTGGTCGTGTTTTAACATTTTGGTTTACTTTCTCCTGTTTAAACCTCCATCTTATAAATCGTCGCCCTCACAGGACCGGGGCGACGAATTAGTATCTCCATGCAGCCTGAAAATGCATCGGGTCGTTATCGCCGGGTCTACCGCGCCACCACAATCCGTGCTTCTCCAATATATCTGCGAAATCGTGGTTCAGCATACCTTCATGCCATGCAGATGGCCAAGGATTTCTTGCTGGGTCCATATCAATGGCTATACCCCATGAATGGACTGATAATCTAGAACCACCTCGCATCAGTCTGTAGTTATAAGAACCACCTGACTGATCTAGGTGTAGTTTCTTAATGTTATCTTTACCAAAGTGTTCTAGAACCTCGGTAAATGCCGCAGTATAGACATCAACTACCTTCTTATGTAGTTTCATTGTCTTGAACTGCTGGCCACTGGCATTAAAGAACATAGGGTAAGGTGGTGCCCACTTTACGATGTTCTCTTTGAACCAAGTAGGATCTACATCTCCGTTTTTACCAGATGGATCCCCGAAAAACTTATTTAGATTTACCACATCTTCGTGCGGAAAAAGTTCTTTACACTTTGCGTTTGTTACCGTACCTGGCATATGTCATTTCTCCCGTGTTTTGGTTTCTCAATACTATAGGTTTGCCTGGGTTCTTATTGGCATATTCTCTAATCTCGGCGAGGCAATCGTCCTCTTCTAAATACTTTCGCCATGTCTTATGCTTACGCTTTTCCATCTTTGCAGTATGGAACACATGTGATGAAACCTCAAATACTGCTGCGCCTGCGAATGTTTCTTCTTTAACCAAACTTGGTATTGTTCGTTTCATCATATCAGGAAATAGCAAAGGTGACTTGGTCTTACCGTATCGTTTCTTCTGCGAACTTACAGGCATACCTGGTTCACCTTGCGGACCTACACCAATACCTGCTATACCACCAGCACCTGCATTATTGGTTGGTGCTCCTACACCGTCTTCGTAAACCCTCTTCATTGTAGATTCCTTAATATGTCCGCAATATCCAGATCAACTGGTATTTCTTCTTGCCTTACATAGTATTTATCAAACGAGACAGTTAATCTTTTAGGTAAATAGTTAAGAAATATAAGAATAGTTTTGAGGAGTGGATAATCTTCTTTATCCACTTTGAAGAATAGCATATTCACTGTCGCTTCAACACCAAACACATTAGCAAGGATGATTACATGGTTTAGAACCAACCTCTCCTTGAACTCACCAGTTTGTCTATACTTTCGTAATAACCTTTTTACATACTTTATTCTCTTTAGATCATCCTCAAACTCCGATTGTAGGATATGAGGACGATCATAAGATTTTGCAGCATAGATAAGAAAGTTATCATCACTTAAATCATTTATCATTACATTTTATTCAGATGCCAAGTTGTGTTTTGATGGATCGTATTTATCTTTTCTAATACGATGAACTCCACCACCTGTAGCAGCATGTGGATCACCCTTGTTTGTTACAAGAACGGTATCAGATTTTTCTTTACCAATACCAAGACCCTGCTTAACTGCGGTAGAAACCTTCTTCTTCATTTTTTTCATAGCATATGATTTCTTTACAGGTGTCAGACCTTCGTCAAGGTCTTCATCTTCCTTAACAACAGCAGGCCATTCTTTATCTAACTTACCATTAGCAAGTTTCTTATCTTTTGTTCTTTCAGATGTATCCATAGCCTGTTTGGTACTTGGAGAACCATTGTTACCATCGGTATGCATTGGTTCTTTAACAGCACTTCTCTGGCTCTGTGTTACTTTATCCCAACATTCTTTCATGGTCATCTCGGCTGTATCAAGCATTTTGTCTAGTTCTGCTTTATCAACAACCTTAGCAACACATAAAAACATACCCATAATCTGTGTATATTGGAAGAATAGATGATACTGAACTGGCACTTCACGAATAAACTCACCTTGGTCGCTCATACCCATCTTTTCACCAAACTGTCTAATCTCATAGACCTCTACACCTTTATCACCTTCCAAAAATGTTCTCTTTGGAAGGATAATGCTAAAGTAGGCAAGGGCCTTAGAAATCTTACGCAGTGTAATGTAAGGTGTAATATGTGAACGGCTACAGATGCCAGCAAGAATGGCATTAACCTCGGAACGAACTGCATCGTTTTCTAGGTCAAAGTTGCCATTCTCTACATTTGCAGTTGGAAGGACTTCCTCACTAATAAATGACTTAAAACTTTTCATAGTGGATATCCTTCTTTATTATGGTGTATACCAAATAACTGTTGCGCTTGTTGAGGTTACAGTATTTGAGTTTGCGGCCGAAACAACACACTGGAAGGTGTTACCATTTGCAGTCTTGTTGTTAGCAGTAAATGTAGCAGATGTTGGGTTGTAATACTTGCCAGCAGAACCTGTAACGTTGGTCCATGATGTACCAGTGTTTACCTGCCACTGATAAGATAGTGTAGCACCTGCTGGTGTAGATGAAGCAGCAACGGTGAAAGTAACATTCTGTGGAGCACCATTCATTGTGCTGCTTACTGGTTGTGTAACAATTCTCAATGTATAGTCTGGGAACCAGAGGCCATCATTGCTTCCATCACCAGGAATTGAATTTGTAGCAACAAGTGTTTCATATGTTACACGTCCTGCGCGGCCGCCTGTACCTTCTTTACGAAGAACCCAACCAGCATGATAACCATGACCTGTTGGGCTAGCTTGGATTTCTTGTGCAGAAACACCAAACTGACCGTAGATGACGTTTGGATTTAGATGTGGGCCAACGGCACCTGCTGTATCATTCTCAAAGATTAGTGCGGCGTTTGCCTCATTTACTGGCATACCCATTTGAATGACTGCTGCAAAATCTGAGTTAGCAGCATTATTATAAGTTCCCCATAATGGCATTTTAGTTTTCCTTCTCTATGATAGGTTTAATTTACAGATTGTTGTTGCATCCCTGCTTTAACAGGGTTTACTTCAATTGGATCCGCTGGTTGACCTGTGGCAGTTTTGCCAGGGTTTAGCATCTTTTGATCGGTTGATTTCTGCAAGGCAACCTTAGTTGCTTCCTGTGCCAACTTTTTGGATGATCCATAACGATGTTCAAGGGCACCGAGTGTACCGCTACCCTGATTGTTTGATCCCTTTTGTGAAGGTACCTTATTTATTCCTTCACTTAAACCAGACGGTCTCTTCGGTGGAATAGGTGCTGGTGTTGGTGCAGCCGGTGCTGGTGTAGTAGGTTTAGGTGCTGGTACTGACGGAACACCAGGTGCAGTTGATTTATTCTGGTCCGGTTCTGTCTTAACCGATGCCTTAACGTCCAAATCAGCCGGTCTTGAAGGTGGTGTTGGTGTCTGTGCAGGTTCTGGTTTTGGAGATTGTGCGGGTTCCGGTACAGAAGTTCCTGAAGATGAAACTTTTATATCATCTGGATTCCACTTAGTATCACCTTGTGACTTATCTGCTTTGAAATTAGCAGATGTTGGGTCATTAGCACCACCTTTTACAGCAGTTTTACCTTTAATTGCGTTCATATACTGACCGAGTGTTGCACCTGGATTGAATTTTCTGAAATCATCCAATTCAGCTTTAGACACAACACCTGGTTTAGAGGTGTATGATGATTTGGTAGTTGGTGCAGTTTTGTTTGTTGGAGCAGGTTTTGACAAAGGTTCTGTTGTGTCTGGTTTAAAACCTGCTTTTTTAACTGCGGCATGAGAATAATCGCTATATGATTTTGCAGCTTTGCCAACAGCATCAGCGGCATAATCTAGGCCCTGTTTAGAAAACATTGTATCAAACAAGTCCTTAAAAGAAGATTTCATCTCATTTACCGACTTACCAGTTGCCTGTGCGTTTAAAAAGACTGTTCTTCCTTCATATGCTTTGCACGGATCTTGGCAAGGATAGCACCTGCTACCTTCTTACCTTTTTCTTCTGAACCATATTCTTTACCGGCTTTCTTGGCAATCTTTGAGAACATTTTGTCTGGTTTGCCGAGGTCTTTACCAGCACGACCAGCCTTTGCTGAATATGCTGCCTCTTCCATTTTCTTAGGTGCTTCGTGTGCAGTTGAACCAGCAGCCTTATGGAAACGGCCATGGTCAAAACGAGGATTCTGCTTTGCGAAGATACCTGCGTGATGTGTAGCAAGTTCATTTCTCTTTTCTTGGGACTCATGACCTTTGATTAGGTCTGCGACCTGCTGGAAATGCTTGCGTGAAACTGCCTCATCGAGGTGTTCTTCTGGTAGATGCGGTTTTGGACGACCACGTTCACGCTCAATCTTGGCAGATGTCTGTTTTGCCCAAGATTTTTGTGTAGTCTTATTATATTTACCAGACTTTGTTGGTGTTGAGTATTCTGAACGACCTGAATGACCATCATTACCTTTTATTCTTGACCGTCCTTCACCGCGACCTGGCTTTTCGTTCTTACCCTGCTTACGTTCAAGATGTTTGCGGAGTCTATCTGATGTTTTGCCGGCCCAATGATAATCGGATACCTGGCCATTATCAAGATTATCTTGTGATTTTTTATAGGCCTTGATAGCAAGTTTTTTTGAGACTTCATCCAACTTTGCTTCTCTCATAGCACCGATTTTAGCAGCAAGACCTGCTTTATCTGCGGCAGATGGACCTGATGTGTCTGCTTTTGGTGCTGTAGTTGAAACAACTGGTTTGTTATCTTTTGTAACAGCAGCACGGTCTGGAGCAGAGTAATCAATCTCTTCTGGTAGATTTGGTTTTGTATGCTTACCGATTTGGTTTTTGATCTGACTTTTTAGATCAACACCGTGCTTTTTCTGCTGTGCTTTACTGTACCATTTATCTGGATCTTTTCTGTGAGCCAACACATCTTTATTCGGACCATCACTGATCTTACCTTTTTTGTTTAGTTGAAACTTAGTTTCATGTCCGTCTTCACGATCTTCTGATGAGTCGGTACCCCAAGTCTTACCTTCACGGCCTGGTTTGCGCCATTGTGATCCCTCTTCCATCTTGCCAGCAGCCTTAGCAGCACGGAAGCGTGAACCCCATACTTCGTCTTTTGGAGATTCAATCTTGCCGTCTTTGTCATAGTCTTTGTCAGCAAGTTTTTTGCCTTCTGTAAGATTGCCTGCCATCATGCCTTTATAGACTTCTTCAATACGAGCATCATATGCGGCAAGGTGTTCGCGGACAACTGCGTTGCGATTGAATACGCCGAACTCTTCGTTGACGGCGTTGATTGCTTCGCGGCGCTTCTGGCCTAGTTCCATAGCGGCTTTGGCGGCTTCCACCAAAGGGTCTGCTTTCTTTGAGTTAAATTTGTTAGAGAATACCATGTTAGTTTCCTTTGAAAGTTGTCCTAGTCGGATAATATAAAATGTTCCTACTATTTAGTATATTTCTTTTTCTTATATTTCTGTTTTTTAAATAATGATGTTTTTTCATCTTCTGCTTTTGCATCAGGTCTTACATCTTCTGGAGGACCACCAGTAGCAGATGCCGAAGCCATAGTTCCAGAATATGGGTCATCCAAACTTTCTTTCTTCAATCTATCGGCAACTTCTTTAAGTTTCTTGTCGGCCAAGGCACCATACTTTGCCTTGAACCTTCTTCGTGTTTCTTCTTTCACCATCCAACGGTCAATCTGCTTGCTATTGGCACCGTTTACACCGGTGAAATCTAAACTTTGGTTATCACCGAAACCAGGACCTTTAGGCATACCAGCTTCGTCTCCTACTCTATCACCACCAATAGGACCAGGATTCTGGTTTCTTGGATCTAAAGGTGAAGGTTTTTCTTCTTTTCTCATTTTGTTATTCAATTTTAATACTTTCATAGTTGCGAACTTACCAGGTTCTTGGCCTGGCGTGTCTAGTTTATATTTGTCTGTAAGTTGCTGTGTGCCCCAGTTACCAGCACCACCAACCTCGTTTAGCATTTTTTCAAATCGCTTATCTGCCTCATTCAAAGCAAACTCTGCGATTTCTTTTGAAACAGAATGAATTAGTTTATCATATGTTTCTTTGATTACATTTTCGTTTAGGTTTAGATCAAGGTCATTCTTGACCTCAATTACCTTTTCAAATAACTGGTCAAAGCGGTCAAGGGACTCTTGTGCACCTTTCCACTTGGCAAAGCGAACTGCCTCGGTGATTACACGACCACCTTTGGTTGCTCTGGATTCATTTCGTTGTTTGGATACCTCGTTGCTGGTATTCACAAACACCATAATAGTTTCATAGCCTTGGATTTCCAAGGCCTCTTTGATTGTCTTTACTGTAAGGTAATCAGAAGCACCATTCACTACAATAGCACCTTGGAGTTTCTGGTTATGGAAAGTATCTGCGGATACCTCGGTGAATCCAAATGGCAGAATGGCCTCTTTTAGGATTTTATCTTTACCAGAACCAGGTGTACCAGAAAGAATAATAGCCTTTTCTTCACCAACGTAGGTCATATCAAAGTAGGATGGATTGTCTTGTCCAAAATAACGCATAACCTTGCCGGCCTCGGAGTTGGCCTCGTTCTCAATCTTGGAACCTGTTGCTCCTTCTTTTTTGATATTCTTACCAAGGAGACCATCGAGGTTCTGTTTGTGGTGAACCAACTCATGTGCTACCGAACGGAAGATATCCATTGGATGTCGGTTCTTTGTAGAAATCCTAACCAACTTTTCGGATGGTGAGTAAGAAGCAAATGAAGGTTGGTTTACTGGATTCTTATCTCCACTTTCATCTGAACCCATATACTGAACTCTTGGTTTCTCATCAATACCAAGATGGGCACAGGTGTAGTCAACAAAAGACATTAGTTTTTCATGGAACTCTTTACGAGACATTGCACTAGTTTGTTCTTTAAGATACCATTCTTTTAGTTGTGTTCTGGTTGCTGTAAAGATTTTTCTAGCAAGTGCTTTATCTTTGGCAGCCGATGACTTGGCGAATGTAGCAAAGTCACCCTTGCGAACAGCGGCACGTAGAGCAGTTCCAGAAATACCCTGCTTTCTAGCACCAGATGATACAACCTTGAACTTCTTAAATGGATAATGTTTTTTAGGATCAAAACCTTTAGCAGTCTTAGGCATAACATACTTGCCAAGTTGTGTTCTAAACTCATTGACACGGTCATCACCAACCACAAATGTAACATCTTCATAACCTTCATCTGCCAGTTTCTTACAGATAGCAAATGCGGTCTTCATAGAAGGGTCATCCACAAAGTTTACACCAGGGAAAATCTGACGAAGAAACGCCATCTTTTGTTTTGGTGATAGTGGATTTTTGGAGGAGTCGTGTGATTGGGATGTATAGATGCGGTGATCAGCACCAGTTTTATTTGCCAAATTTACGGCATAATGGATTAGTTCTGCATGGCCTGTGGTCGGTGGATTATAACGGCCAAATGTGAATACTATTTTTTTCATATCTCTCCCTCTGCGGGTTTAAAGTTATTTATATTTCTCTTCTTCTCGGACCTTTCGCACGATACGTCTAATGGTTTCCAGTATTGATACTGGTTTATTTTCCGTAACGGGAAGGGACTCCGGTTTTTGGGTTGACAAGGTATGCTTCAAAATCTATCTCCGGGTGTAACTTTGCTAGTTGTAATAACATATTTAGGTTACCTTCATGGTCATCCCACATTCGGATCTTGTTGAACTTACCGCTGTCAATATACTTACGAATAACAACAGCCTTAGATAATGGTGCCGCATTACCACCACCAAATACATTACCAGAACGTTCTACATGAACCTGGTCAATAGGGAATCCATGGTCACGGAACTTTTTGAGAAACATATCTTTGTCGGATACGTCTGCTCTTGCGGTTACGATAATGGTACGAGAGTGTGCGCCTTGATGACCAACAACCAACTGGGCCCGTCTAATCATCTTCTCAATAGGTTCTGCTTTATCATGGAAATACTTACCAGACCTAAATTCACCAAAGTCTAGTCGTTCACCTGGTTTTGGTTTATAATGTTTTAAATCTTCGGATGAAAGACGGGCAACAACCTTGCCGTCTTTTACAACATTTGTCTTGGCATTAGGCATAAACAACGTATCGTCAATATCAAAGATGTTTAGTGTACCTTGACCTACTTTTGTTTTAAACTTTTTCATTTTTTCTTTTCTCTGGTCTCTATATATTTTTTCACTCTTTCATCAGTTTCTTTTGTTAGTCCTTTATTCCAAGGTATTTTACCCTTGTGCGATTCACTCTGACTTTTTATCCACTTTTCACCTCTTGTTCTTGCGGCATGCCTTGCTCTTTCTGCTTGAGCCTTTTTCCATTCGGGATCTTGTTTTCTTTTTTCCATTGCTTCTTTATGCTTAGAACTATTCTTCATAGATTTACGCATTTTTTCATTTCTTTCAGGTGAACCAACAAAACCGGAAGTAGATTCACCACCATCAGTTTTATTCATTAGTATTCCTGTAACATTATCTTTACGACCATACCAACGAATGTATCTTCTTTCTAAAGCAAGAGCACCTATTTCAGTTAGATTGGACTCCATAATAACTATTTTTGATTTATCTTTTGGAACTGTAACTGTTCTGTGTTTAGTCCATGCTCTCTGTTTTTGTCCCTTACCTATGTAATAAGGTGTACCATCTTTTCTTAGATAAGCATAGACATAATAATGGTGGGGTGAATAAATAGACATGCTGATACTCCTAAACAGTATTAGAGTCCGTGGGTGTTGTCGCACCGTGACGGACATCCTATTTAGGCTTCCATGATTTTTGCGCAAGGAAATTGGACCTTGAGAAGTTCATCCTGTCTACCAATTTCCACGCTTGGCCATCAACTGAAAGACAACCAACATATCCTTCTGGTGTAGTAACTTTATATCCACCATCCGGAGTATGTAGAAAAGTTCCAATATCGTTTACCTCATCAAATTTGCGAATAAGCATTGTCTTGGCATCTATGAATAGGTTCTGTAGTTGGAATATGTTTTTTAGTCCAGCGGCATTCTTCTTATACCAACCAACAACCTTATTCTTTTCCATAGTTCTTTTTTGTTTTGTAGCAGGCATCTTGGCATCGGCAATCTGTTTATCATACTTGTCTGAAACAAACTTGATGATTTCATTCACATGACCGGCACCCATGTGTTCGCCTGCTCGGACTTTTTGGTTATAATAAGTCATAATAGGAATACGATATGTATCGTTAGAGGCAATCTCGTTTAGTAGTGCCGCAGGTATTTGTCTGAATAGATTACCTGCCTGTGAAAGAATACCAGACAGTCTATCGTTTTCTGCCTTGGTTAGTGTGGCCTTACCTGTGACATCCATGAAACGATTTGTCCTATACCAGACATTGCGTGATGAATGTAACCGCCCAATATCAACATCGAAGTGAGTTTGAAGATTGGCCATACTATTACCGATGTAAGTAGTATGAAAAACAATTCCCATCTTAGCTGCCATAACCTGTTTGGCAAGTGTAGTACCTTCTGGTACAGCATAAGTAATCGTATTAGGCCTAAACGTAATATACTTTTTACCATCAATGGTCTCTGATTTTAGTTCATCATGTGAAAACATAAAATCACCATGGATGATACCTTTAATTCCAAGTTCTGGTAGATACTTTAATGCCAAAGATAGTTTTTCAGCCAAACCACCCGAATGGTTACTCCGAATATCCGATTGGGTGTAGTTTAGTTTGGCACCTTTGTTAAAGATACTTTTAGAACCGACAAAGAACTTACCGTTATCTGGGTTGATACCGGCATAGAGTGCGGGCGCGCCATCGAACTTAGTCCGAAGAATGAGACCACCAGAACGGCGGGCCTCATTCAGAGTTTTACCGTCATCGGCAAACATATCTCTTAGAGAGATTAAAAACTGTATAGCATTTCTTGTACCAGCAACACCACCTTCCAAGACAGCATCCTCAATATGTGTGAGGTGACGGTCTTTCTCGGCAGCGGATTCGGTAATATAAGTTGAAAATTTTTTCACTAGTCCAACCATTCTTTAATTTTAGTTTGATCGTGTGGGTTTATTACCATTCTGGCATTTTTAACACCAAACTGCTCTCTATCACCAGTATATTTTGCGAAAAAGATAGGATCTTCTACACTTGATAGAGTATCTCCATTTTCATAAGCATGTGCTGTTGTGCTGGTTAAAGTATAACCACCCGATACTTCTTTCACATCAATGCGGCCTTGTATAATGAAACTAACATTATTTCTTCCAAGTTTTGCATTTGTATCGTAATCATTTCCATAAACAGCTTTATGTTTAATCTTAATAGCATTTCTTCCTTTGATATGCATACCAGCATTATCACCACTTTTTAATCCACCAGGAAATCTAGTTTTCATTTTGCGAATAAATTCTTGTACCTGAGGAAATGCCTGCATAACTTCACTTGTCAGACCACCCCATTGTTGGAAGTCTTTAACAGATTTTCCCATTTTATATGATATCCAAACAACTTCATTACCCTTGCTATCAAGTAAAGCAAGATCAGATTTAGGAGTTCCAGGAACTTTTATACATTCGGTAACATAATAGGTGACACCTTTACATATCAAAGGAACACCATCTTTATAGTTATGTTTCTTTCTAATATTACTAAACATCAAATTCAATCTAGCAACAGTTTTGGTCTCTCCCTCAATACCAGCAGGTGGTCTATCGGGTTTACCATCAAACTCAATCGTCTTTTTCAGGTCGGTTATTTTATAATATTGATTACCTTTTAAAGCCATAAATCTTGCTTTAGTCAATTCTTTTTGGTATTTTCCAGGATATTTCTCAGCATTAATAATTAAATTATATGTTTCTTTGATGAAAGAAAATTTAACTTTTGTTCCGTTGTTCAGTTCAAATTCTTCACCATTTTTATACTTTTCAGCAAACTTTAGTATTCTAGGTTTGCCGGCCATAGGGCCTTTCGTATATTTTTTCATCAGATCAGATACTTGAAGCTGTCCCATTTTAATACCCTTGGATAAAATATTTCTTATGTATTTATCCATAGCAGGTACCATACCTAATGTCAACCAGAATCCTTTCAGTAGTTTGTCAACAATAACTCTTTTCTACTAGCCTGTGCTTTCATATAATTCTTAGATTGAGCGTTCATTGAATAAGTCAATGGAAATGTGATCTGACCCCAGTTAGGAAACCTATCTTTAACCCAGTCATCGTTATTATATGATACAGTCATATGGTGTAGATTAGAAGTATCTATACACCGTTGAGCAAACAAATCATGATCAAAACCCTTATGCATACTCCTATTTTTACCATACAGATGTGATTTAATATCATAAGGTGGATCTAGATATACAAAGGTACGAGGTGTACCATCTAGTAATGTCTCATAAGATTGGTTGGTGATTTTCCAATTTTTGATTAGTTTTGAATAATACTTTAGGTTTTCAATACAATTTATTGTAAAATTTCCTTCACTTGCTAATTTGGAAAATGTAGAGTTTTCGGTCAGGCCGGAGAAAGAACATTTATTAATTGTCCAAAACATTACCGCCTTCATAAAGTATGAAGTGTCTGTTTCATTCATTTCTTGTTTGCATTTATTAAATAGTTTTTTAGCATCATCAACATTGTTATTCTGTATTTTCCATTCTCTCACTGTTTCTGATAGTTCATCACCATTATCTCTCAACTGAACCCAAAAGTTATAGAGAGGCCAGTATAGGTCATTTACCCATATATTAATGTTTGGTTGGAGTTTTGTAATTGCAATAGCAACAGAACCACCACCTACAAAAGGTTCTCTATATTCTTCATAATCTTTTAGGTCTGGAAAGTAAGGCAACATTTTGTTTATTGCCTTACTTTTACCACCAGGATATCTCAACGGTGTTTTCAATCTTTTCATAATATAACCTTTTAGTTTATGCTAAGAAAATTGCCCAGAAATCATCCGCAAGATTTGGATTGGTCAAATACTCAAATGGGAAGTAGCAATAACCTTTGTCACCCCATCCTTCACCCCAAGAGTTGCGAACAATGAAATGTGTATCTGTATAACCAACCATAAGCATACAATGACCACCGACAACATTCTCATTTGCGATTGGCATAGGAACCATACCATTTTCTGCTACTGCATTACTCTCAAAGGAATCATACAAGGTGCAACCGAAAACTACTGGAATCTTATGTGTTAGAACATTCTGGATATTGTGTAGTGCTACAGGAACTCTTGAATATTGCTTGATGATACCTGTCTTAGCCGCAGAATATGCAGCATCGGATGGTTTATCAGTAAACTTAGAGATATCATAAGGCCACAAGTTTTCATCACAAACACCAGTTGTAGCCACAACCTTGATGCCGTCTCGGATTTCAGCACCAGCATCACTATCAACTGTTCCCTCAATAACACGTTCATTATAGTAAATAAACAAACGTGAAGGCATAAAATCGTGTTTACCTTGTGCTTTGAGGCCATATTCAACAGCCGCAGCAGTTCCATTACCTGTGCATGAACCAAGTTGTCCCTGGTCATAAACAGGTGGTAAATGTCCTGTTTCACGTAAATCAACTGTAGGTGCAATGGAAGGACCCAAAGAACCAAAGTGTAAAATGTGATCGTGTAGATTAGGCTTATCCGGTCTCCAACCATATACTCTTTTAGTCATTTTTCTCTCCGTTGTTCCATGACTTCATATTCACCATCTTCATCTGTGGTATAAACAACACCACGAATGCCAAACTCTTCTATGGCCCTTTGGCAACCGCAACACGGCTTAGCCAGTCCCCATACAAACTTTTTAGAAAATGATTTGGGTTTCTTTACTCTGGTTATATAGAGGTCCGTCTTAGACAGTTCTTCTACACTTAGTTCTTTCAGAGCATTTTTGATTGCGTGGATTTCTGCGTGAAGGAATACGGCATGTTCGTTCTTACAGAAACGAGCCTGTAAAGGATGGGATTTTCTATGATTAAATCCTACGGACACTATTTTGTTTCCACGCACTATTGCCGCGGCAAACTTGATGTTGGAATCATCATTTGCCTCGGCAATCTTACAGAGAGTATCCAGTATGTCCTTTTTCACTTTCATGGTGTATTATAGCACAAGTGAATAAGGAAATCAACCTTTTTTTCCTAAGGTTGCCTTTAACATCCATCGGTGCTTGCGGTGGGTTTCTATACGTCCAGCAACAAAGTTCTGCCAACCCCACATCTTTTGCTCTCCGGATAGTCGGAAACATTCGTCAAGACAGGCCAATACGGTTTCATTGGCATCATATAGATTAGAAAACATCTTTTCTGGTTTAGGAATCTGTGGATCTTCTTTGATCTCGGACAGTTCTACCATACGAGCAAGAGAACCAGGAGCAAAGTTATCCATAG